CTTGCGTTTTTCTATAGGTACTTATAAGATTGCGCCTTGAAACGCACCCCCCTTATGTTTTTGGAGCCCCCGTTTCCTCCATGCCTATATTAATTACGCCCGACACAGATATTCCGTTGCCGTTTAACCTGACCCCCGAGGAGGTTGAAGGCTTTCGAGAACGTGCAAAAGCGGCGTGTGCGTCTATCCAAGAACTTATTAAGGGTGGTGCCGAGGTAGAGGTTACCGATGAGGACTCTACAAAAGCGCATGAGGTTGCAACAACCGAAAAGCTAGATCCCAAAAAAGAATCTGCTGGGACTATTCTTAAGCTAGAAGCACTGCTAACGCATTACGATCACGAGTTTCTAGAAGCTAATAGACGTATTACTAATCTAGTAACCAACAAACTAATTGAAGAGACAGACAACGATGACCCCAAGGTGCGATTGAAAGCCCTGGAGTTGTTAGGTAAACGCAAAGGCGTGAACTTATTTAGCGAGCAGATCGAGGTTACGATCAAACAAAAGCCGGTAAATGAAATTGAGGATGAGTTATCTAGGCTACTGCAACGGTATATAGACGATGCCATTCCGGTCGAAGCCAAAGAAGTACCCGATGCGACGACCACTAAGAAGGATGAGTTGGATCTACTAACAATAGATCTCGATGCCGAGCTTGGATTAAAAGGGGAGGAAGATGCAGAACGACCTGCTGACAGCCCTGAGAAATAATCCAGCGTTACTGAAGAAGATACCCGATGCGGTGAAGCCACGTGTATTTACGTTGCTTGAGGAGTTGGAGCAGCGCAAAGAAGCCGAACAAGCGCGAAATTCCTTTATGGCGTTTGTAAATAAGGTGTGGCCTAACTTTATTCATGGGGCGCACCATGCGAAGATGGCTGCGGCGTTTGAGCGGGTAGCGGAAGGCAAAACAAAACGCCTCATTATTAATATGCCGCCGCGTCATACGAAGTCAGAGTTTGCGTCTTATCTGCTGCCATCTTGGTTTCTGGGCAAGTTCCCTAATAAAAAGGTGATTCAAACATCGCACACGGCGGAGTTGGCTGTAGGTTTTGGTAGAAAGGTGCGAAATCTTGTCGATCAAGACGTCTATAAAGAGATATTTCCAACAGTTGGCTTACAAGCGGACTCTAAAGCTGCTGGCAGGTGGGCGACTAACAAGGGTGGAGACTATTTTGCTATCGGTGTGGGAGGTGCTGTTACGGGTAAAGGCGCGGATATTCTGATTATTGACGACCCGCACTCGGAACAAGAGGCTGCACAAGCAGAAACTAACCCAGAGATATACGACAAAACGTACGAGTGGTACACATCCGGGCCTCGGCAGCGTCTACAGCCGGGGGGTGCGATCATTATTGTGATGACGCGCTGGTCAAAGAAGGATTTGACGGGTCAAGTACTTAAAGCAGCGTCACAACGCAGTGGGGAAGAGTGGGAAGTCATCGAATTTCCGGCACTTTTGCCTAGTGGACGACCGTTATGGCCCCAGTTTTGGCCCAAAGTTGAGCTTGAGGCACTGCAAAAAGAGCTTCCACATGCAAAATGGATGGCTCAGTACCAACAAAACCCCACTTCTGAGACTTCTGCCATTGTTAAGCGGGAGTGGTGGAAGACTTGGGAGGACGATGAGGCTCCTCAATGCGAATTTACGGTAATGTCGTGGGATACGGCGTTTGAAAAGAACAACCGTGCGGACTATTCTGCGATGACTTACTGGGGTGTGTTCTATAAAGACGACGATAACGGCATCCGGCAGGCTAATATCATCCTGCTCAACGCATTTAGAGACCGTATGGAGTTTCCAAAGCTTAAACAGGTGGCGCTCGACGAATATAAAGAGTGCAAACCTGATTCGATCATTATCGAAAAGAAAGCTTCCGGGGCACCGTTGATTTATGAGATGCGGGCGATGGGTATTCCTGTGCAAGAGTTCACCCCAAGTAAGGGCAATGACAAGATTGCACGACTTAATGCGGTAGCAGATATATTTGCGAGCGGTCGGGTGTGGGCACCGAACACACACTGGGCGGAAGAGGTCATCGAGGAAGTTGCAAGTTTTCCTGCGGGAGATCATGATGACTATGTGGACTCGGTGTCTTTGGCGCTGATGCGCTTTCGTAAAGGTGGCTTTGTCCGCACGCTGCTCGACGAAGAGGACGAGCCTGTGTATTTCAAGGGGCGTCGGCAGTACGCCTACTATTAAGGATAGATCATGGCTACAAGCTTTTTTGACAAAGCACTAAATCAAGCTCCGATGGGGTTGCAGAATGATGGTCTGGTCATGGAGCCAGACATCGAAATTGAGATCGAAGACCCTGAATCAGTATCAGTAGGTCTTGGCGGTCTAGAGATTGTGATTGAGAAAGAAAAAGAAGATGACGAGTTCAATGACAACCTTGCCGAGAAGATGGATGCCAAGGAGTTAGCCACTCTTGCCGAAGACCTGTGCAGTGATTTTGAAGATGACATCTCATCCCGCAAGGACTGGATGCAGACCTACGTCGATGGGTTGGATCTGTTAGGGCTTAAGGTTGAGGATCGCACGGAGCCTTGGCCCGGAGCGTGTGGGGTATATCACCCCCTGCTGACTGAAGCTGTAGTGAAGTTTCAGGCCGAGACCATCATGGAGACATTTCCAGCACAAGGTCCGGTGCGTACCAAGATTATTGGTGAAGAAACTAAAGAGAAGAAAGAGTCTGCTGCACGTGTGCAGGCAGATATGAACCACCAGCTTACCGATGTGATGATCGAGTACAGACCTGAGCATGAGAAGATGCTGTGGGGACTGGGGTTGGCGGGTAATGCGTTTAAGAAAATCTACTTTGACCCAGGGCTTGATCGACAGACGGCGATGTATGTGTCGGCTGATGATCTTGTGGTGCCATATGGTGCTGCGAATATTGAGACAGCCGAGCGTGTTACGCACGTCATGCGTAAGACTAGAAACGAGCTAGAGCGGCTAATGGATAGTGGGTTCTACGTTGATGTAGAGCTTGAAGATCCTAGCGATTCGCTTGATGAAGTAGAGAAAAAGATCGCAGAAAAGATGGGGTTCAGGGCAACAACCGATAACCGGTACAAGTTGCTTGAGATGCACGTAACCCTTGATCTTCCAGGCTTTCCTGACAAAGATGAAGATGGCAAAGAGACTGGACTGGCTGTTCCGTACGTCATTACGATTGAGAAATCAAACAGTAAGATCTTAGCGATTAGGCGTAATTGGAACCCAGACGATGAGTTAAAGAAAAAGCGTCAGCACTTTGTCCACTACCCCTATATCCCAGGCTTTGGCTTTTATGCCTTTGGGCTTATCCATTTGATCGGTGGGTTTGCCAAGTCGGGTACATCGATTCTCCGTCAGCTTGTTGATGCAGGCTCACTTGCCAATCTCCCAGGTGGATTTAAGACCAAGGGGATGCGTACTAAAGGAGATGACACACCGTTTGCTCCGGCTGAATGGCGCGATGTGGACATAGCCTCGGGTGCTCTCAAAGACAACATCATGCCGCTCCCATACAAGGAGCCTTCGCAGGTGTTAGCTGCACTCATGGACAAGATTGTCGATGAAGGTAGGAGATTTGCGTCCGCAGCAGATCTTAAAGTTTCTGATATGTCGGCTCAGTCCCCGGTTGGGACAACGCTAGCGATCCTAGAGCGCACACTGAAGGTGATGTCGGCTGTTCAGGCGCGGATTCATTACTCGATGAAACAGGAGTTCCGGCTCTTAAAAACCATCATCGCTGATTACACGCCTGAGTCTTACGACTACGAGCCAGTGGATGGTCGCCCCAGAGCTAAGAAATCAGACTACGACAATGTCGATGTGATCCCGGTCAGTGATCCGAACGCAGCGACAATGAGCCAGAAGGTGGTGCAGTACCAAGCGGTTATGCAGTTGGCTCAAACAGCCCCTCAGTTATATGACTTGCCCTATCTTCATAGGCAGATGTTAGAGGTTCTTGGTATCAAAAACGCCGAGAAGCTCGTGCCGATGGAAGATGATATGAAACCGACTGATCCTGTATCTGAGAACATGGACATGTTCCAAGGCAAGCCAGTCAAGGCGTTTATCTACCAAGATCACGCCGCACACATCACAGTGCATATGTCAGCACTGCAAGATCCAATCACTGCTCAAGTTCTTGGTCAGAGTCCAAACGCTCAGGCTATGCAAGCAGCATTTATGGCGCATATTGCCCAACACTTTGCCTTTCAATACCGTAAAAACATCGAAGACAAACTCGGGGTTCCCTACCCTGCACCCAACGAAGAACTGCCCGAAGAGATGGAGGTCGAGATCTCCAGACTCGCTGCCGCAGGAGCACAGAAACTCTTGCAGTCTAATCAGGCTATGGTTCAACAACAGCAAGCTCAGCAGCAAGCACAAGATCCAATTGTGCAGATGCAGCAACAAGAACTTCAGCTCCAAGCTCAAGAATTACAACGCAAAACCGCTAAAGATCAGACGGATGCTCAACTTAAAGCAGCCCAGATTGAGACCGAGCGTATGCGGATTCAGTCACAAATGGAGATGGATGGTGCCCGACTGGGTGCTCAAATCGCCAAAGATCAGATGGAGCAGGAGTTCAAAGAAGGTGTTGAAGCCGTTCGCAATGAGGTAGAGGGTACGCGGATTGGTGCTGATATAGCTCGGAATATTGCTGCGATGCAGCAACAACGTGAATCAGTAACTAAAAACGCTGTGGAGACAAAAAAGGGGAATAAATGACAGAGTCTGAAAAAGTTTTACGGCATTTGATCAGCCGCTGTATCGACGAACAGAAGCATTTAGCCGAAGTTCTCGCGCAGGGGTTGGCAAAGGACCACGCGGATTATCGCTTTCAGTGCGGTGTGATGCGTGGAATTGCAATAGCGCAAGGGTATCTTGCCGATATGTTAGAAAGGATGAGTGACGACGATGAGTGAACTCCTAGTAGGGTCTACAAGCGGCTCTGCGACGGTACTACCTGAAACCGCCGAAGAAAAAGCGCGACAACTCCCTGAGCCATCAGGTTATCGAATCTTGTGTGCAATCCCAGAGATTGAAGACACATTTGATAATGGACTCATTAAAGCCGATGTCACGATGCACCACGAAGAATTACTAACGACGGTGCTTTTTGTCATCAAGATGGGGCCAGATGCTTATAAGGACGAGAAGCGATTCCCATCAGGGCCGTATTGCAAAGTCGGTGATTTTGTATTGGTTCGCCCCCACGCAGGCACACGCCTGAAGATTCATGGTCGGGAATTTCGCATCATTAACGATGACTCTGTCGAGGGGGTTGTAGAAGATCCTCGCGGTATTAGTCGCGCATAAGGAGTTTAAAAATGGCTGAGCAAGAAACCGCCAACACCGAGTTTGAGATTGAGATCGAAGACGACACGCCTCCTGAAGATCGTGGGCGGGAACCCTTACCCAAAGAGCTAGTTAAGGAGCTTGAGGAAGACGAGCTGGAAGAATATTCCGACAAGGTTAAAACTCGCCTCAAGCAGATGAAGAAGGTTTGGCACGACGAGCGTCGTGAGAAAGAACGTGCGTTACGTGAGCAGCAGACTGCGATAGAAATGGCGCAGCAGTTACAAAACGAGATTAAAACGCTGCGTTCTAAAGTGACTGAAAACGAAGGACATTTAGTTAATACAGCTAAAAATGCTGTGGAGCTAGAGCTTAGAAACGCTGAAAAAGCTTATAAAGAGGCTTATGAAGCGGGTGATTCTGATAAATTATTAGAAGCTCAGAAGCAGTTAACGGATGCTTCTTATAGACTTGAGCGGTTAAAAGGATACAAACCCCCTGTACAACCGCAAGAAACTGAAGTAAATTTCCCTAATACGCAGCCCCAGGCTCCGAGATTAGATCCTAAAACTGATTCATGGCGTAGACAAAATACGTGGTTTGGGTCAGATGATGAGATGACTGCTGCCGCACTTGGCCTAAACAACAAACTGCTTAGGGAACGCGGTGCAGCATTTGAAGGGTCTGATGAGTACTGGGAAATCGTCGATAAGACGATGCGTAAAAGATTCCCCGAGTATGAATGGGGCGACGAACCTGCTGAGCCTGAGACAAAATCAACTCCAGCACGTACAGAAAGACCAGCTACTGTTGTAGCTCCCGTTTCTCGTAGTACGACTTCCAAAAAAGTCAAACTTAGTCAATCCCAACTTAACGTCATCAAGAAGATGGGAATAACTCCTGAGCAGTATGTGAAGGAACAAATGAAATTGGAGCGAGCAAATGGCTGAAAATCGTTTATCCAGAGAAGTCGAAAACCGCGAGAAGTCTGCGCGTCCTAAACAGTGGAAGCGTGCTGATGTCCTACCTGAAGTCGATCCAATGCCTGGATATGTACCCCGCTGGGTGCGCGTATCTTCGCTTGGTAAGGCTGACCCCAAGAATATCTCTGCCAAACTCAGAGAAGGATGGGAGCCGGTAAGGATTGAAGAGCAACCAAACCTCATGTTTATGCGCGATGAGAACAGCCGGTTCAAAGACAATATCGAGATCGACGGATTGTTGCTCTGCAAAATGCCTGAAGAGTTCGTTAAACAACGTACCGATCACTTCAAAAATGTTGCCAAAGCCAACATGGATGCTGTAGACAACAACTTTATGCGAGAGAGCGATGCTCGGATGCCACTCTTTGCGGAGAAGCGTTCCAAAGTATCGTTTGGCAAAGGAACTTAACTTAAACGAGGTCAAAAATGGCTTATCCTGTTATTGACGCTCCCTACGGTTTTAAACCCATCAATCGACTAGATGGGCTACCTTATGCGGGGGCGGTAAGGCAATTACCGATTGCCAACGCGTACAATCAGAATATCTTTTACGGTGACATCGTTCAGATTTCTGGCGGTACGATTGTGCGTTCTTCAATGAGCGCAGCTTCTTCTCCAGGCACGGCTGTTGCCGGTACGATTGGTGTGTTTTTGGGTTGTCAATACACTAATCCGACTACTGGGCAGTTCCAGTTCAACCAATATTATCCAGCTAGTACTGCTGCTAATGATATTGAAGCTTTTGTTGTGGATGATCCTCGCGCCCTTATGAAGGCGGTCGTGACGACTCAAAGCACTTCATTAGCTAATACTGGCACTACCGTTGGTTATCTGAACCCCTACTATGTTGGCTCTAATCTGTATCAGATTGGTGGCGCAGGTGGTGTTACAGGTAGCACGACGACTGGTAATAGTAAGTTTTCGGTTTCTGGCGCAGTCATTACCTCTGGTACGGCTGGTGCGGGTGATCGTGTAACTTCGGCTCTTCCGTGGCGCATGGTTGGTGTTGTTCCTGAGACTGCTGTTACCTTGACGGGTACATTGAGTAGCTCAGCAGTGTCGTCATCTGCTACGGTAGTATTAGCTGCTGCTGTTACTGGGCTTACCCCTGGTATGCAACTAATCTGCCCAACTGGTACTGGTACTTTGGCTGGTAACTACGCAACTATTATTAACGTTGCTACTACGACGCTAACTTTAGCTACAACGGTTTCTATTCCGGCCAACGCTAGCCTTACGTTCGTAGGTTACCCAGAAGTGTTAGTGGCGTGGAATGGAAGTTTCCATTCTTATAACAACACCACTGGCGTGTAAGGAGTAATTAAAAATGGCTATTTCACGCGCACAACTACTGAAAGAGCTTCTCCCCGGACTGAACGCATTGTTTGGTCTTGAGTACGCTCGCTATGGCGAAGAGCACAAGGAAATCTACGAGACCGAGACTTCCGAGCGTTCGTTTGAAGAGGAAACCAAACTGTCTGGCTTCTCCGCCGCTCCGGTGAAGAACGAAGGCAGCGCGATGGCCTACGATAACGCGCAAGAAGCTTGGACCGCTCGTTACGTCCATGAGACTATCGCTCTGGGATTCTCGCTGACCGAAGAGGCTATCGAGGACAACCTGTACGACAGTCTGGCTAATCGCTACACCAAAGCCTTGGCTCGCGCTATGGCATATACCAAGCAGACCAAAGCTGCTGCGGTTCTGAACAACGGCTTCAATACTGCCTACACGGGTGGTGACGGAGTTGCTCTGTTCTCGACAGCACATCCTTTGATCTCTGGTGGCACCAACAGCAACACGCCAGCAGTTGCGGCTGACCTTTCTGAAACATCGTTGGAAGCAGCGGTTATTCAGATTGCAGCTTGGACTGACGAACGTGGTCTGTTGATTGCAGCTAAGCCCAAGAAACTGATCATCCCGTCTGCATTGCAGTTCGTTGCAACTCGTATTCTGGAAACGGAACTTCGCGTTGACACGGCAGACAACACGATCAACGCCTTGAAGAATAATGGTTCGATCCCCGAGGGTTACGCCATTAACCACTTCTTGACCGATACGGATGCTTGGTTCCTTACAACTGACGTACCCAACGGTATGAAACACTTTGTCCGTGCACCTTTGACACAGGGAATGGATGGCGATTTCGACACCGGAAACGTTCGGTACAAGAGCCGCGAGCGTTACTCGTTTGGCTGGTCCGATCCGCTTGGAATGTTCGGTTCGCCCGGAGCCTAATAAAATCAAGCACTTAGCGCAGAGAACCCCGCTTCGGCGGGGTTTTTTGTTTTATTAAATTTTAGGGGGGCGTTACCTGTATCTAAGTCACAGTGGCGGGGTTTTTTGTTTCTTAAAAATGGCGTATACTACATAAAAAGGAGTAGTGTATGCCATACAAAATTGATGTATGTGGTATATATAAAATAGTTAACAAAGTGACAGGACAATGTTACGTTGGGCAATCGCAACGTGCAAAGAAACGTCTTAAAGAACATTTTCGACTGCTTCGTTGGGGGAAGCACACAAACACGCATTTGCAGAACGCATACAACAAGTATGGGGCGGAAAATTTTTACGGCGACATTGAAATACAGTGTGAATCAGTAGACCAACTTGACTATTTGGAAGAACAGTTTTTAAAAGGGGAAGCATGGTTTGACGAGCCAACGGTTTACAACATCGCGGATTTCGCAAAGGCTCCGATGCGTGGCAGATCACATAATGAAGAAGTTCGTGAAAAAATACGTTTGGGCAGAAGAGCTACTACTTTTAATTACAAAAGCCCAGAGTATCGAAAAACGTTATCAGATGCTCAAATGGCACGATTTCATGCGGACCCAAAATATGTTGCTAAGTTAAAATTTATTGTTAATAATGAGCATATATCGTATGCAGAACGGGCAAGGTACCTAAGAGCCGACATTAGCTCTGTACGGCGTCTTGCGTTAAAGTATAAACATTTGAAAGGAGTCCTATAATGGCTCAAACACAGTTTTCTGGACCAGTAGTTTCTGACAATGGGTTTATAGGTGCGGTTACCGGCAATACCACAGGTACAGTTACTGGGAATGTCGTAGCCACTGCTGGATATATTCAACTTCGTACAGCAACAACGGCACAAATTGCTTCGGCTACAGACTCGGTAAACACCACAGGTAAAGTTGCCGGTACTATTGTGTTTAACACTACTCTAGGCACATTAAAAATTGCTACTGGTTCTAGTGCTACTAGTACTTGGGTAAACGCTGACGGTACTACTGCTGTTACACCTAGCTAATTAGGGGCGCATCATGGCATCCATGCAATATGATGTCTTTGCGACCCAACCGCTGACCTCGACTGGTGATTTTTTAAATCAGAATGGTTTAGCGGTTCCACGCGCAAGGATCAAAACAATTTACGCAGTGAATGGTGCGTCTGCGGGGTCTGTCGTTATTCGTGACGGTAGTGCCACGGGGCCAATTCTGTTGACGGTTAATACATCCACAAGCGCAACAGCAGGCTACACCATCATTCCACTTCCCGGCGAAGGTATCTTAGCTTCTACTGGGTTGCATGGCACTGTTACGAACACTACGTCAATGGTGATCTTCTATGGCTAAGACCCCGGCATGGCAGCGCAAAGAAGGTAAAAACCCAAAAGGTGGTTTGAACGCTAAGGGTCGAGCCTCTTATAACGCAGCTAATCCAGGAAAGCCCGGACTCAAACCTCCCGCCCCAAACCCAAAGAATGAAAAAGACGCTAATCGTCGTAAGTCTTTTTGCGCGAGGATGAGTGGGATGCCCGGACCTATGAAAGACGAAAAAGGACGACCGACGCGCAAAGCGTTGTCGTTAAAAGCATGGAAATGTTAGCTTGCACACGCTGCAAAGAGGAAAAGCCAGAAACAACTGAGTTTTTTCCTCCGCACAATAAAAAGCGTAACGGTTTGGATAGTTGGTGCCGTAGTTGTCGTGCAACGTATCGAAATGCAAACTGTCGTGGTAGGTTTCGTGATGTAATTACAGACAAAGCTTTAGCTGATATAAAAGCTACAGTCACGCAGTGCGTTATTTGTGGGGATGACGGGCCTTTGGTTGTTGACCATGACCATGTAACCGGAGAAGTAAGAGGGATGCTTTGCAATCACTGTAATAGAGGGCTGGGACATTTCCGTGATGACCCAATGTTGCTAGAGTTTGCGGCCCAGTATCTCTATGCTTCGGCAGATGCTCCTGAGTGGGATGCGTATAAAGTTAAGGCGGAGCAATGCTAAATGGACCCAATTATTCTTTGGAACTTAATTACGTCTATTTTGGTAGCTCTGGTGATGTTCATGCTTAAGAACTCACACGATGAGCAACAGCGCATCCAGATCCTATTAAACAAAACGAGGGAGGAAATCGCTCGTGATCACATCACTCGTGCAGAGGTTCGTGCAGACCTTGAAAAGATTATGGAACGCTTTGATACAGGCTTTGAACGGCTTGAAGCAAAGATTGACCAACTTGCTAAAGCGAAACAATAATGCCATCGACGAGCCGCAAGCAACACAACCTGATGGCAGCGGTGGCAAACAACCCTAAGTTTGCAAAGAAAGTAGGTATTCCCCAGTCTGTAGGTAAAGACTTTGTTAAAGCCGACGAAGGTCGGAAATTTTCAAGAGGTGGTGACATGAAAGAATCGAAAGCAATGATGGCTAAAGAAGTTGGTTTCATGAAGAAAAAGGGCGCTCCTAAGTCCATGATTAAGCATGAAATGGCCGAAGCAGGTATGAAGAAAGGTGGTAAAGCCAAAGCCTACGCGGGTGGCGGTCTTGCTGCTGGACATAAATCTGCTGATGGTATTGCCAAAAAAGGTAAGACCCGTGCTATGCAAGTAAGAATGGCTGGCGGCGGGAAGTGCTGATATGATGGCCTCACGCGGGATGGGGGCGATCCGCGCCTCCAAGATGCCCAAGCCGATTACTAAAGCTCGGCGGGATGACACCGATTTCACGGCGTTTTCTAAAGGTGGCGAGTCCCGTGTGAACGAAGCTGGCAATTACACCAAGCCTGGGATGCGTAAAGCATTGTTCAACAGCATCAAAGCTGGTGGTAAAGGTGGGTCGCCAGGGCAATGGTCCGCGAGGAAAGCACAAATGCTTGCCATGAAATACAAGCAGCGGGGCGGGGGTTATCGAGATTGAAAGCACCTCAGCAAAGTCTAAAAGCTTGGGGAGACCAACGTTGGAGAACACGCAGTGGCAAACCTAGCACACAGGGTTCAAAAGCAACTGGCGAGCGGTATCTCCCAGAGGCGGCAATCAATGCTCTTACACCTGCTGAGTACGCTGCGACAACAAGAGCTAAACGCGCTGGAAAACGCTCGGGAAAGCAATTCGTCAAGCAACCAAAAGGTATTGCTGCTAAGACCGCGAGGTACCGATAATGGCTGAGAAATGGATTCAGAAGGCAATCTCTAAACCGGGAGCACTTCGTGAACAGCTTGGTATTAAAGGTAAAAAGCCGATTCCTGCGAAGATGCTTGATAAAGCTACTAAGGCTCCGGGCAAACTTGGGCAAAGAGCTAGACTTGCTAAAACGCTTCGAGGGATGAAGTGACTACATCAGGCACCGTTGCATTTAACCCAGATCTCAATGAGCTGATTGAAGAGGCTTATGATCGGTGCGGTATTGAGGTGCGTACTGGGTACGAACACCGCACGGCTAGGAGTTCTCTTAATTTCATGCTTACTGAGTGGGCTAACCGAGGCATTAACCTGTGGACGATTGAGCAGGGTCAGATCTCGTTAACAACTGCAAATATCATTTATCCGCTTCCTGTAGATACAGTAGATC